TAAGGTTTCGACTCAATATTATCAGGTGGAATGTGGTTATGAACGGTTAGGAATGGGAAATGAAGACGAATATCACTGGAAAACCGCTCAAGAACGCGAAATAAATACCAATAAGGGATAGCAACCCCTCTAAAAGTTCTGATTTTAACGAATCAGGAGCTAAAATGGGACAATCACCTGTCGATAGAAACAAAGAGTACATGAGAGAGATGTGGGGAACCACTAAACTCGCCTCTGACTATGGTTCAATGCAACATAATCCACCAAAAAGAGTGATTACAGAGGTGATGCACGACAATGCACCACGTCATGACTTCACAAAACAGTCAGAATTGCACGAAAAAATTCGCAATGACGAAGACTATGATGATTGGGAGTACGGTACAGAGCCGATTTACGGATGATTTGGGTATTAAATATAAATAATCCAACAGAACTCTTTACCTAATGGCGATCCAGAGGATATCCAGAGCATTTAAGGACATTAGTTTGTCTTTTGAGCCTCATCCCATCACAAAAGATCTGCAAGTTTTAAAGAATGAGAATGCGATTCGTAGATCTGTCAGAAATATTGTAGAAACAATCCCAACAGAGAGGTTTTTTAACTCCCTGTTGGGTTCTGACGTAAGAAGAAGTCTCTTTGAATTCGTAGATTTTGGTACTGCATCGGTTATTCAAGGACAAATTGAAATTGCCATTGATAACTTTGAACCTCGTGTAGAAAATGTAATCGTTGAAGTTGAACCAATACCAGACGACAACGTATTCAACGTGACTGTTATATTTGACATTGTAGGACAAGAGTTTCCAACACAAGAATATTCATTCCTCTTAGAGGCAACGAGATAAAATGCCTTTTACAAAATATACAAACCTAGATTTTGATCAGATAAAAACTTCTATCAAAGACTATCTCCGTGCTAACTCCACGTTCTCGGACTTTGACTTTGAAGGATCTAACTTTTCGGTATTAATCGATACTCTGGCGTATAATACCTATATTACGGCATTTAACTCTAACATGATTGTTAATGAGTCCTTCTTGGACTCGGCAACTCTTCGTGAAAATGTCGTTTCTCTGGCAAGAAACATTGGTTATGTACCTCGCTCTAGAAGCGCCGCTAAGGCACAAATATCTTTTACTGTATCAACAAGCGTAAACACTCCCACACTCACCTTGAAGGCGGGTATAGTGTGTGTAGGAAGCGCTAATGACACTACATATACGTTTGCGATACCAGAAGACATCACGGCTAACGTCGATGGTGGAGTCGCATCTTTCAGCAATATTGATGTCTATCAAGGAACGTTCCTGACAAGACAATTTACCTATGATGGTTCGTTAGATCAGAGATTTATCCTCAACAACTCATTCATCGACACATCAACAATTAATGTTTATGTCAAGAAGGCAAATGATTCTGGACTTGGCATTGAATATGCACTGGCAGAAAACATTTTTGATGTAAAATCATCTTCTAGAATCTATCTCATTCAAGAAGTTCAAGATGAGAAGTATGAGATTATTTTTGGTGATGGCATTATTGGTAAGAAACTTGGAACCGATACTAATTCTGATGGTGAAACGATTACAGTCAATTATATTATTACTGATGGAGAAGAAGGTAATGGAGCATCATCATTTTCCTTCTCAGGAACATTAGAGTCTGCTGCTGGACAAGTTATAAATCCAGGAACAGTAACTATAACAACTAATCAGGCGTCTCAGAATGGCGCTGAGATTGAGGCAATTAGTTCAATCAAGTACTATGCCCCAAGACTCTATTCGTCGCAGTACAGGGCGGTTACAGGACGTGATTACGAAGCAATTATCAAGAGAATATATCCAGATACAGAATCAGTTTCTGTTGTTGGTGGTGAGGAGTTAGATCCACCAGAATTTGGAACAGTACAAATCAGCATCAAACCAAAGAATGGTACTTTTGTTTCTGATTTTAATAAGTCACTTATCCTATCTAAGTTGAAACAGTATTCTGTTTCTGGAATTAATCAAAAAATTGTAGATCTTAAAATTCTTTATGTTGAACTGGATAGCTCCGTTTATTACGACTATAATAGAGTATCCAATGTTAATGATTTGAAGACGAAAGTTTCCAATTCACTGACTGCATATTCTGAATCTATAGATTTAAATGCATTTGGTGGAAGATTTAAGTATAGTAAAGTGCAAAAGGTTATTGACAATACTGATGATGCAATTACTTCCAATATCACTAAAATTATCATAAGAAGAGATTTAAAGGCTGCTTTAAATCAATTTGCCCAATATGAGTTGTGTTTTGGAAATCAATTTCATGTAAATCCACAGGGACTTAACATCAAATCAACGCCATTTAAAATTTCTGGCGAATCCTCTTTCGTTTTTCTTATAGACACCCCCAATGTTGCTATAGGGTCAAGAAACATTACATCTGCTTCTGAGGCTGCTAACGTATTTCTTTCCAGACCAACAAATCTTAAGGCAACAACTGGCATAATTTCTGCAGTGAAACTTGATGAAAATGGAAATCCTGTTGTTGTTGCAAAAGAAGTAGGAACAGTTGATTATGTGAAAGGAGAAATTAAAATAGGAACAATTAACATAACATCTACAGCAAGACCTAATGGAATTATAGAGATTCAGGCTTTCCCCGAATCAAATGATGTTGTTGGACTTAAGGACTTGTATTTAAGTTTAAATATTTCAAAAAGCACAATAAATATGGTTAGGGATGTGATTGCTTCTGGTGATGAAATATCTGGAACAAAATTTATTAGCGATTACTACACATCAAGTTATTCTAACGGGAATCTAGCAAGACAGTAATATGATACAGACTGGATTTGAATCTAAAGTAAAAATTCAACAAATTGTTGAAAGTCAACTTCCAAGTTTTATTTTGGACGAGAGTCCAAACGCCGTAGAATTTTTAAAGCAATACTATGTTTCACAAGAATATCAAGGTGGACCTATTGATATTACTGATAACTTAGATCAGTACTTAAAATTAGATAATCTGTCTCCAGAGGCAATCGTTAGTTCAACAACATTGTCGTCTGACATTACAGATTCTTCCACTACTATTCAAGTATCCAGCACCAAAGGATTTCCAAATCAGTATGGTTTATTTAAAATTGATGATGAGATTATTACTTATACTGGTATAACCGCAAATAGTTTCACTGGTTGTATTCGTGGATTTAGTGGAATAACCGACTATCACCAAGAATTGAACCAAGAAAATCTTGTATTTTCTACATCAACTGCTGCAGCTCATACAGCAAACTCAACTGTTCAAAATCTTAGTTCCTTATTCTTAAAGGAATTTTATAAAAAGTTAAAGTATACCTTTACTCCTGGATTTGAAAATCTTACCTTTGTTGATGAAATTGATGCTGGCAATTTTATCAAACATGCGAAAGATTTTTATGAGTCAAAAGGCACTGATGACTCTATTAGAATCTTGTTCAATGTTCTTTTTGGTGAAACGCCAACAGTTGTTAACTTAGAAGAATATCTAATTAAACCCTCTGCTTCAAATTATGTAAGAAGAGAAATCGTAGTTGCAGAGGCAGTTTCTGGTGATCCGCTTAAACTGGTTGGACAAACAGTTGTAAAGAGTACAGATCCGAGCACTAGTGCCTCAATATCTTCTGTAGAAATATTTACAAGAAAAGGTAGAACATATTATCAACTTGAATTATTCGTTGGATATGATAATCAATCTGCTGTTCAAGGTAACTTTATAATTACCCCAAATACAAAAGCATTAGAATCAGTTTCTGTAGGTTCTTCAATTCTTAGCGTTGATTCTACGATTGGATTTAAAAATGCTGGAACTATCATATCTGGCACCAATAGTATTTCATACACTGGAAAGACTGTCAATCAATTTTTAGGTTGTACTGGAATTACTTCGGCAATATCTCCGACAGATAATGTTAGATCTGGAGATACCTATTTCGCTTTTGAAAATGGTGATACATCAAAGAAAGTTGAAATGATATTCTTTGGTATACTTAATGACCTTGTGCAAACTAGTGATAGTTTAAAGGTTGATGAAAATGATATTGTTTATGTTAAAAACTATGGAGATAAAATAGAAAATGGTTCTGAATCATATAAACAAATTTTTGCAAATTCATGGATATACAATACAAGCACCAGATATCAAATTTCTGATAATACTAATTTAACCCTTGGATCTATCATCGATAAATCCAGTTTAAAAATTGGCGATGAAGTAGAAATATTAGAAAGAGGAACTGAGAATATTATTGCTTCCAGTGGAGTTCCTTATATCCAATCTATTAATATTCCACAAAATAGTGTAGTCATAGCAAACTTACCATCTTTAACTGCTGGAACTGAATATGATATAAGAAGAAAACTTAGTAAAGCTTCTTCTTCTTCGACTCCAATTAGTTTTGGGAATAGTCGTATCTTATCTGATGTGTTGAATCTTTATGCAGAAAGAGATGAATATGCATATATTGCATCAAATTCATTACCATCAGAATCAAAGACAGGAATCAATACCACCGAATATAGACATACTTTAAATGCATCTATAAAAACAATAACCGTAAATAGTTCTTCAAATTTTGAAGACTATTTGGATGGTACTTATTCTACAATTGCATTAAATTCATCAGTACCATTTGTTAATGGTGATAAGGTATATTACAATCCTACTGGTGATGTATTGGTGGGATTGAATACAGGATACTATTATGTTCAAATTCAATCAAACCCACAAAAATTTAAGTTATACTCTTCACCAGCATTTATTGGTAGTGCCCAATATTTAACTTTTGATATTCCCAACTCCGGTGTAGGAACACATACATTTACACTCCATTCTCAACAAGAAGGTAAAATTGGAGTACAAAAACTTCTAAGAAAGTTTCCTCTTCAAAAAAATATTAAGAGAGGAACAGGAGAGAAAACCGTTCCTGGATCAACTGGAATGTTGATTAATGGTGTTGAGATTAATAATTATAAATCGACGGATAAAATATACTACGGTCCACTTTCAGCAGTAACTGTTTTAAATGGCGGAAAAGATTTTGATGTAATTAATCCTCCAGTTATAAGTGTATCTAGTGGCACTGCAAAAGTTCAACCAGTAGTAAGTGGAAGTCTCAAAAAAGTATATGTAGATTCTCAAAATTATGATGTTGATAGAATTGTATCCACCAATGTAACTGGTGGAAATGGAAATGGAGCCGTAATTAAACCAGTTCTTGCTAAAAGAGTAAGAACCGTTTCTTTTGATTCTAGGGCTTTAACTGATGGTGGTGGTGTAAGCACATCAACTAATCAAATCGTATTTTTGGAAGAACATAACTTTGTTAATGGAGAAGAAATCGTTTATAGTTCTCAAGGAAATGCTGAAGTTTCCATTGGGGCAACGAATAAGTTAGTTAATAACGCATCTTATTTTGTTCAAGTTGACAATAATTCAACTGTTACATTATATAATTCTTTGAGTGATCAATCCTCAAAGACAAATCCAGTAGGTTTCTTTTCTGGTTCCAATGGAACTCATAAGTTTTCAACTGCAAAAACTAAAAATGTAGTTTCTTATGTAAAGGTTATAAATGAAGGTTCTGGATACACAAATAGAAAATTAATTGTAAAACCTACGGGCATTTCAACCACTAGAGATACCGTTAATTTTGATGATCATGGATTTAATACTGGAGAACTTGTAACCTATGACTTTGAGACAACACAAATAACAGGAATATCCACATCAAATCAATATTATGTCTTGAAGGTAGATGATAATGCATTTAGGTTGTGTGACGCTGGTATAGGGGGAACATTCACATCAAACTTTAATAGAGGTGATTATATTAAATTTACCGATACTGGAGTTGGATATCAGTATTTTGCATATCCAGATATTTCTGTATTAATCACATATGTTAACACTGGAATTGGATCCACAACTCAACAGTATCAAGAACTTGTTACAACGCCAGTAGTTAAGGGAAGTTTGGTAGATGCATACTTGTATGAAACTGGAACTGGATATGGCTCGACAATCCTAAACTTTGAAAAGAAACCCATTATCAGTATAAAGAATGGAAAACAAGCAGAAGTAACCCCAGTAATAATTAATGGCTCGATTAACTCTGCAAATGTTACATATGGTGGATTGGAGTATAATTCAGTTCCAGATTTAGTAGTTCAAGACTCTAGTGGTTCTGGTTCGGGTGCTGAACTTAGAGCTGTAATTGGTGCAGGTAAAATATTAGAAGTTAAAGTTATAAGCGCTGGAATTGGATACTCTGCAACTTCAACAAAGGTAAAGGTAATTTCATCTGGTAAGAATTCGGTTATTGATGTAAATGTAAGATCTCTTACTATTAATGATAGCTTCAATAGATTTAATAGTGGTGAAGTTCTTTTGAATGGAGATGATAATTTAAAATATTCCGTTTCAAAATATTTTAGCGGACTAAGAACTGCATTTAAAGATATTAAAGGAAATGTATCCGGTATTATTGGATGGGCATACGATGGAAATCCAATTTATGGTCCTTTTGGATATACAAATCCAGAAGATATGTCATCATCCGTAAAAACTCTAGAGTCTGGATATGAACTTAATACATCGAATGTTGTAGATAGACCTTCTGGATTCGATGCTGGGTATTTTATAGAGGATTATACATTTAGTAATAGTGGAGACTTAGATGAGTATAATGGAAGATTCGAAAAAACATCAGAATTTCCATATGGTACGTATGTTTACCACGCAACTCTTAATGTAACAGACAACTCAACTCCATCATTCCCATACTTTATAGGAAATGAGTATTATTCCAAATTACTTAAAGATAATGATTTAAATCAATCATTTGATTTTAATCAATCAATTCTGCATAGAAACACATTCCCATACAAAGTATCTGATAATAATGCTGATTATAATTTCTTTAATGAAATTGATGATGTAACTAAGCAGCAGACAAAAATTGAATCCGTATCTGAGGGATATATTAATTCAATAGAAATTCAAAACTCTGGAGACAATTATAAAGTAAATGATAAATTAGAATTTTTCGAAGATAATACATCTGGATCTGGATTAGATGTAAGTGTTTCTGCTATTAAAGGTAGAAGTATTACTGACGTTACCACAACCTTTACTGAGAATCTTGACTCTATTTTCAGTTGGAATAAAAATGGAGATATTAAAGTATCGATTTTACCATATCACACTTTCTCCAATTTAGATTATGTATCGATTTCTGGATTTACTACCACTCTCTCAAAATTAAATAAAAACTATCAGATTGCTGTTCCATCATATTCTAATGGTGTATGTTTATCTACAGTAACTTCATCTACAGCAGGATTTACTACTGAAATTTACGTTTCTCCAGTTCCTGAGCAAATTTCTATTGGAAGTAGTATTGGTATTGGAACAGAAACATTAAGAGTGTTGGGAATTCATAGAAATGAAAATATTATTAGAATTGAAAGGGGATTAACCGGAGTATCACATACTCAAGGTTCGAGTGTAACATTTATACCCGATTCATTTACAATATCAGAGTCAGTTGATTATTTCGATTCTAAAGTTAATGAAAAAGTATTTTTCAATCCTAAAGAATCTTTAGGTGTTGGAACAATAACCGGAGTATCAACATCAGTAACATTTAATTTTGGTGATACCACTGTAACCAGGGATATTGTTTCTAAAGGCGTTTTCTTAGAAAATCATCCTTTTGTATCTAATCAACAAATTGTATTTACAAGTAGTGGATCCAATATAAGCATTTCAACCGATGGTTCTTCAACATTTGCAATGCCATCAACATTGTATGTTGTGAAGAAAAATAAAAACCTGATTGGCATCAAGACACAAATCAGCAGTTCCGAAGTATTTTTCCACACAAATGGTGATGATAATGATAGATATTTGTTTGAATCTTCACATACACAAGTATTTGGAGATGTTCAAAAATCCCAGGCAACGGTTTCAGTGTCAACTTCTCATGGATTGACAAATGGAGATATCATTCAATTAAGTATTGAACCAAATCTTTCTGTTGGAATTGGAACTTCAACCAATATTCAAGTTCTGTATAAGTCAGAAATCGATAGTTTAATCATCAATCCTATTGGATTTAATTCCACCGGAATTAACACCACAAGCAATGTCATTACATTAAGTAACCATGGTTTGAAAACAGGAGATAAAGTTTATTTTGAAGATGCTAATAATCCAATTCTTGATAAAAATTATTTCTATGTTTATAGAGTAAATTCTAATAAAATCAAAATATGCGAAACTTATAAAGATTCACTATCAGTACCGCCAATCGCTGTAAGCATCGCTAGTACAGGAGGCAATTCCCAATCGATATCCTTAATAAATCCATCAATTGATGTAATCAAAAATAATAACATAGTATTTGATCTAACGGATTCATCATTGAGTGGATATGAATTAAAACTTTTCTATGATAAAGAATTTATCAATGAATTTGTTTCTATTGGAAATACCTCCGATTTTGTCATTACTGGTGTAGGAACGGCAGGCATTTCAACAAATGCCTCTCTAACGCTAGAATATAATAATAGTGTTCCGAAAGAATTATTCTACACATTAGAAAGAGATGGCACATTGCTGACACCAGACGGTGATGTTAAAAATAACTCCAAAATAAAATTTGTCGGCAGCCTTTATAATAATTCATATTCCGTAAGTGGTATTGCTACAACCTCATTTACCATTACTTTAAATGGGAGACCAGAAAAACTCAATTATATTCAATCTGAGTGTGATACATTAGAATATAGTACAACATCAACTACAGCTCAAGGACCTGTTAAAAATCTGCAAATTTTATCTTCTGGATATGGTTATAAAAAATTACCTACATTAAATTCGACTAATTCAACTAATGGTAAAGATTTAATCATATCGCCACTATCAAATACTATTGGCAATTTAAATCAATCTAGGAGTATAACTGATAATTTTGTGTATTCTTGCGATTTTACTTTAAGACCTCAAGCTTTTATATCACCATTAATAACAGTTAAAGATTCTAATACAATTTCTAAGATTGATGTTATTAGTTCTGGAGAAGGATATACTACACCACCATCATTAGTGATAGTAAACCCAGACACTAGAAATGTTATAAACTCTGGTTCTTTTGAGGTTTTATTAACTGGAACTTCCGTTCAGTCTGTTAATGTTACCACTCAACCAAAGGGATTGCCGAATAATTCGGTTGAATTATTTGCAACCAATAACACTAATGGTGTTAGTGTTCAGCAAGTACAATCATCCTCTGCCGGAATCTTTACATGCATTATAACAACGCCAACTATTAACGGAATTACTAGCTTTACATCACAACCTTTCCAAATCGGTGATAAGGTTTTTGTTGAGGGAATTCAAAAATATAGTACTGATGGTAGCGGATTTAATTCCTCAGATTATGGTTATAGATTCTTAGAGGTAACAAATTATATTAAAGGACTTACCGTAAATGATCAAGTTGTCTTGAGCATTTCTGGACTTGGAACAAATACAGGAATTGCAAAAACAATACAAGATTCTTCAGGAACACTTGTCAATCAAAATTCTTATCCATCTTTCAATATAACACAGTCTATAAGCACATTTTTAGTCGGTGAAAAGTTAATTAGTAATGGTATTGAGAGGGACTTGACTGTTTCGGAAAGTAATCAGAATATCTTAAAAGTTTCTGGTTCATATGAACTTTCAGTAAATGAAATAATAACTGGAAAACAATCTGGAAATGTAGCTACTATTTTCACAATTGATGAAAATAAAGGTGAATTTTTAATCAATTATTCTAATACAAAGAATTTGGGATGGGAAGATGAGATTGGAAGATTGAGCGAAGATTTTCAAGTTACACCAAATAATGATTATTTCCAAAATCTTTCTTACACAATTAAGAGTTCTAAAACTTGGAAAGAGCAAGAATCGATAGTCAATAACTTGGTTCATGTTAGTGGACTAAAGAATTTTGCCGATGTTGGATTGACATCATCAATAACAAAAGATCCTGATGGAAGAAATGCTGGTATTACGACAGCATACAGTGACACCAACTTCTATTCATACTTCATTGATGAAAATAGAGTTGATACAATCTACAACTTTGACAACGTTGTTGATATTGATGTCGTTGGTTCTAAATCAAAATTCTTAAAACTGGAAAATAAAAAACTGACTGATTATATTGAGTTAAGAAGCAATGATGTTTTATCTATAGATGACATCAGTAATCAATTCTCAAATAGTGATGCTGATGTTACTCCATATGTCAATTTGGTGAAATTAGGAGATAATAACTATGAGAATTATATTTTTAGAGTAACAAATAGCGACAATACTCAAATTCAGTTCAATGATTTGACAATCATTAACGATGATACTTCATCATTCATTTTAGATAATGAGTTTTTAGTCAATCGTGGTACTAATGAAACACCTGGAGAAGAATATGGAACGTTTGACTTATATACCGATAACTTTAATGACACATATTTGAGATTTAATCCCGACGATCCTAACAACACAGATTATGATATCAAACTAATCAAACAAACTTTCAACAGTATAGTTTCTGGTGTTGGAACAACATCAATTGGATTTGTGGATTTGACTGGTTCCGTAAATATTGAATCCACTGGAACTGGAATATCAACAATTATCACTCTCGATTCTGGTAAATTTGAATCTTTATATTTGACTGCACATGTAATTGATAATACTACCAATGATGCAAACTATGTCAAATTGTTAGTTTCTCATAATGGATCTGATAGTTTCCTTTCAGAATACTATGCAGATAGTGAAGATAGTACAAGTTTCTCTGGAAATGCTATTGGCACTTTTGGTGCCAATCTGTCTGGTGGTGTATTAAGCATTACACATACCAATGATACAACCCATGAGGTTCAAATAAAGTCTAACATTGTAGGGTTTGGAACCACTGCAGTCGGAGTTGGAACGTTTAGATTTATTACCGACGGACAGATCCCCGGCAATGAAAGAAGTGTTGTTTATGAAGCAAAACATTATGGTACAGTTTCTGCCGCATCTACAACTATTCTCTCATTGAATAAAAATATATTCAATGCTTCGAAGTCTTTTGTCGAAGTAAGTGTAGGATCTACAAAAGCGCTTCATCAAGTTTTAACCATTCATGATAATACTGATGTTTATACTCATCAGTTACCGTTCCTTTCAGTGTCAACATTAGATGAATTTGACACCGCTTCTGGTGTAGGAACATTTGGTGGTGATTTTGATGGAGACAATTTATTGTTGAAATTTTATCCCGATAGCAATCAAACTGGAGCCATTGATATCTCTGTTTTCAGTAAATCATTTTATACTACAATTGACATTGCCAATGAACCAAATGATTTAGTTTATGGAAAAATTGATGAAGAGGTTGATGAAAAATTCTACAATTCTATAAATGGTGACAGAATTAATAAATTTGATTTTGAGTTGACAACAAATGGAACACCAATTTTCGCTAAGGTGTTTAATCCAAATTCAGTTTCCTTAGCTGCAACAACTGGTATATTCTCAATTAAGAATCACTTCTTTAGAACTGGTGAGGAATTAATTTATACTCCAAATTCAACATTTGTTGGCATTGGTACTAGTGCCATGAAGTATAGTGCTACTGATGAACTTCCACAAACAGTATATGCAATTAAACTAACTAATGATACATTTAAAGTAGGCATTAGTAAAACCGATGCTCAGAATGGAATTGGAGTGACATTTGTAACATTTGGCGAAGGAAACGCTCATAGATTTGCTATGGCGAAGAGAAATTCCAAATCAATCATATCCATTGATAATTTGGTTCAATATCCAATCGCTGCCACAAAAATAACACACCAATTGTCTGGAAATGGTGGACAAATTAGCACAACATCGACAACATTTACTTTAAGTGGAATATCTTCAATATCTCCAAAAGATATATTAAAGATAGACAATGAGTATATGGAAGTTACTAACGTTGGACTGGGAACAACCAATGTTGGACCTATTACTAATGTTGGGACAGAAAACCTTGTCTTAGTTAAGAGAGGTTTTGTTGGAACATCTGCAACCTCACATACCGATTCCACAACAGTTAGAGTTCATAAAGGAGCATTTAATATTGTAGAAAATAAAATTTACTTTACAGATGCTCCAAGAGGAAATCCTCAAATTGACAAGACTGACTTAAACTTGGATTATGAAACCTCCGATTTTAACGGAAGAGTATTCTTGAGAAGTGATTATACTGGAAATCAAATTTATGATGATATTTCTGATGAATTCACTGGCATTGGTAGGACATTCACACTATTGGTGGGTGGAGCAAATACTACTGGACTTGGTTCAACTGGTGGAAGTGGAATTGTATTTGTAAATAATATTTTCCAAACACCATCTACAGACAATAACAGAAACAATAATTATGAGATTAACGAAAATACTGTTGCTGGCATTACTACAATAGTATTCTCAGGACTTACAAAACCAGATGTTGATCCTTTAGAATATGTTGTTTCAGAATTTGATATAAATCAAAATGAGACTCCAAGAGGTGGAATTATTGTTTCCCTTGGTTCGACACCAGGATCTGGATTTGCACCTCTTGTAGGAGCATCTGTGACTGCTGTAGTTGGTGCTGGAGGTTCAATTGTATCTGTAGGACTTGGAACAACTGACTTCAATGGTTCTGGATATAATGGACTGGTTTCCATTGGAATTAGTGTTTTTGAAAATGGGCACATTGGTGATGTGGCATCAATTTCTGCAACCATTGGTGTTGGAGGAACTTTAACATTTAGTGTTGGTTCTGGTGGAACTGGATACACAAATCCAGAAATATTCGTCTCAGATCCTTCATACGAAAATCTTCCAGTTACCGGTGTTTCTAGACTGGGAATTGGTGCAACAACTGAGACTGGTATTGGACTCCTATTAGACGTTAAAGTTGGACCATCCACTTCGGGTATTGGTTCTACCTTCTTTGAAGTCACCGAATTTAAGATTGCTCGGAATGGATATTCGTTCAGAAGAGGTGACGTTATTAAACCTGTTGGACTTGTTACTGATAAATCTCTGGCTGCACCATTATCAGATTTTGAAATAACCATTCTTGACACATATTCTGATAACTTTGCAGCATGGGAATTTGGACAATTGGATTATATTGATTCTGTAAGGAATTATCAGGACGGAATAAGAGTTAGATTCCCACTTTTCTACAATGGTGAACTCTTAAGTTTTGAACCTTCAACATCACTTTCACCAAATCAAAAATTAGAAAATCTTCTTCTAATTTTTGTTAATGGCATTCTTCAAGAACCTGGCGTTTCCTATAGGTTTACTGGCGGTACATCATTCATATTTACTTCAGCACCTAAATCTGAAGATAATATTGCAATCTTCTTCTATAGGGGAATTTCTGGAAGTGATAGTACTTTGGTTACTGGAATCAATCAGTCATTGAAAGTTGGCGATAATGTTCAGGTATTCAAAAATAATGCTATTAACGGAACAGTAACGCAAGATGAGAGAACTATCTTTGACTTAACTTATTCTGACAAGTTTGAAACCGATTCTTACAGTGGACCTGGAATAGATGAAACTAATGTAAAACCATTGGCATGGATAAAACAGAAGACAGATAAAAAAATAAATGGCGAAAATGTTTATAAATCTAGAGATTCTATAGAATCTCTGGTTTTCCCAACAGCAAGAATTATCAGTGGATTTTCAACTACATCCGATGAAATATTTGTTGATAATGCAGAAATATTTGACTATGAAAGTGATAAAGGAGCCTCTTCTCCACCAACAAATTTTGCAGCTCTTGTTGTTAATGGAATTTCAACAGTATCCACAGACTCTGTTGAACTCATATCCAATTTTGTCAATGTCGATGGTTTCTCAGGAATTGTAACTGGCATTACAACCTCTTTTGGAACTGGTTCTAATCCATTAGCACTCCAATTCACTATTAATGCATCCTCCTTTACGGGACTTTCTACTGGATATCCAGTTTATGTGTTTGACACAAGAATTGGTACTGGTGTTACATCAATTGATAATTCTGATGCCGCTATTGTTGGTATTGGAACAACCTTCTTAGATAATGTTTATAAGATTGTATCCTGGAGCAGTTCTGGAACTATTGGAATTATTACATGTAATGTAGATTCTAATTCTTCGGTAGTTGGACTTCAAACATTTGGTAGTATAACAAATCCTGTTGGAAAATATTCCTGGGGCAGATTATCCAATATTAGTGGAGGACTAACAAGATCGTCAAATCCAATATCAATTGGTGTTACTGGCAACGTTGTTGCAGGTCTTTCTACATACCCAACTATCCAAAGAAGAAATGTCAGCATAAGAAATACTGGAGCCCTTCCTAAAATTATCTTATAAATATCTAAAAAACTATCAATATGGCAGCCGTCGTAACAGATCAATTTAGAATACTGAATGCTGGTAACTTTATAGATTCTGTATCGGATACTAATAATTCATATTATGCTTTCTTAGGATTTGCTAACCCATCTTCTCCAAATCCTGGATTTGGTAGAACTACCAATTGGGATACGAATACACCAAACCCCATTGATAACTTTCAATATATTTCTCAGTACAGAGATGCTTCTCTGTTTGGTAAAAAAATTACTAGTGCAAATATTAGAAGAGTTATAAGAAAAGTTGATTGGACATCCAATACTGCCTATGATATGTATAGACATGATTATAGTATTTTAAATCAAACGCCAATCTCCAAAACCTCCAGACTTTATGATGCAAACTATTACGTAGTTAATAGTGATTATAGAGTTTATATTTGTATTGATAATGGTTCTTCTGGAACAAATCCAACAGGTGGAAGATCACTAGATGAACCAACATTTACTGACGTAGATCCATCATCTGCTGGTTCTAGTGGTGATGGGTATATTTGGAAGTATTTGTTCTCTGTATCTCCATCTGATATTATTAAATTTGACTCTACAGAGTATGTCGTTGTTCCTAATGATTGGGCAACTTCAACAAACACCGATATTCAGACGATTAGAGAAGGTGGAGATTCTGAAGTAAACGATAATCAAATTAAAAAAGTTTATATTGAAGATGGCGGAACAGGATATAGTGCAGGAACCTATGACATCTTAGGAGATGGTTCTGGTGGCGAAGTTTCAATCACCGTTGATAGTAGTGGAACTATTACAGGAACATCTATTGTATCTGGTGGAAAAGGATATACTTATGGAATCGTAGATTTAAAAAGAACAGGAACTATTTCTAACCCAGCAAAATTGATTCCCATCATTCCACCATCCAGAGGACATGGATATGATGTTTATACTGAACTTGGAACTGATAAAGTATTGATTTATGCTAGGTTTGATGATTCAACCAAAGATTTCCCCATTGACACCAAGTTTTGTCAAATCGGACTGTTGAAGAATCCACAACAGTTTTCATCAACGACTGTATTTACTGAAAATACATTCTCTTCGTTATATGCAGTTAAATTAGCAGATTCTTATACAGGAACTCCAACTATTGGCGACAGGATAACACAATCAGTGACTGGCGGAACTGCACAGGGATATGTAGTATCATATGATTCTGATACTAAAGTTTTAAAATATTATCAAGACAGATCTTTGTATTTTAGTAATGATGTAGATCAAACTGATGCTAACGATGTTGGAACTGTCTCAAAAGTTCTAAGTTTCTCTGGCAGCAACAACATCAGTTTTGATGCTGGTGGATCGGCTTCCATCAATACAAGTTTCAGTGATAGTTCTGTTTTGGTAGATAATAAGCAAATTAATCTTGGGGTTACATTCTCAAGCGGACTTGCCAATCCAGAGATAAATAAAAAGACGGGCGATGTTATTTACATTAACAATAGACCCTTGATTGAAAGGAACATTCGACAAAAAGAAGACGTTAAAATCATTCTGGAATTCTAAAAAAAGATGGCACAAAAAACAGATTTAAATATCAGCCCATATTACGACGATTTTGATCGCAATAAAGATTTTTATAAAGTTCTGTTTAAACCAGGATATCCAGTTCAGGCTAGAGAATTAACAACTCTTCAATCAATATTCCAAAATCAAGTTGAGTTCTTTGGAAAAAATATTTTCAAAGAAGGCTCTATGGTTCTGCCAGGAGCTCTTACTTTTGACAATCAATTTTCAGCAGTAAAACTAAATTCTACCAGTTTAGGTGTAGATGTTTCACTTTATATTAAAAGTTTTATTGGTAAGAAAGTCACAGGACAGTTATCAGGAGTTTCGGCATCAATACAGTATGTTGCCCTTACATCTGATAGTAGTTCTGTAGATGAGTTAACAATTTACGTCAAATATTCCGATTCTGGTAATGATTACGCTACAGAAACATTCCAGGATGGAGAAGCATTATTCGCTAACGAAAATGTAACTTATGGCAATACAACTATCAATGCTGGCACAGAGTTTGCATCATTGATTTCTGAAGGTGCGACATCGACAGGATCGTCAGTATCTATCGATGAGGGTGTATATTTTGTCAGGGGAATCTTTGCTAATGTTTCAAAGCAGACTCTCATCTTAGACTATTATACCAATACTCCATCGTATAGAGTAGGTTTAAAAGTAGAAGAAAGACTTGTTAATGCAAAAGATGATGATTCGCTGTATGATAATGCAAAGGGTTTTACAAACTATGCAGCACCAGGTGCTGATAGATTCAAGTTATCTTTAAAATTAACTAAAAAACCACTTACAGATTTTAACGATACCGATTTTATTGAACTGCTTAGAGTTGATGCAGGAAAGATTAAAAAGGTACAGGACAAAACGGTATACAATGTAATCAGAGATTATATTGCAGAAAGAACCTATGAAGAATCTGGACATTATTCGGTAGAACCATTTGATATTAAAATTGTTGATTCTTTAAATAATAGACTTGGAAATGATGGTTTATATTTGAGCGACGAAACTACTGATAGTGGTAATGAGCCATCGAATGATTTGATGTGCATCCAAATATCTCCAGGAAAAGCATACGTTGCTGGTTATGATGTTGAAAATCAATCAACACAAGTTCTCGATGTTTCAAAACCAAGAGCTACTGAGACTGTATCAAATTCAAATATTCCCTTTGAAATGGGACATTTGCTGAGAGTTAATAATGTTTCTGGAGCACTTCAAGAAAATGGTATTATAACTCTTAACAATCAATTCAGTGGCGATACACCATCCGGAATTGGATCTGCAAGAGTCTATACTTTTAATCTAACGGATGCTGCTTACGAAGATGCATCAAGTCAGTGGGATTTGTATCTTTACGATATTCAGACATACACGTCTTTAACATTTAATAGAAGCGTCACTTCTTCTGAAGTTCCAAAATCATCCTTCATTCAAGGGAAGAGTAGTGGCGCTAGTGGTTATGCTGTTGCGGCAGGATCTGGAAGCACTTTAAATTTAAGTCAAACTTCTGGAACTTTTGTTTCTAATGAACAAATCATTATTAACGGAATTGATTCTTCATTGACAGTAACTGAATTTACTGCAAATGGTATTAGAGACATTAAATCCATTTCTGCAACATCCGGTGGAGGATTCCCAGCATTTTCTGCAGATACAGTTTTAGCAAGAAGAAAATTTGGAAATGGTATTAGTGAAGTTAATATTAGTGGAAGTACAGTTACGAGTCCAGGAAAACTATTTTCTGGAGTAAATGTTGGTGATATTGTTAGATATCAGAATGGAAGTGGTGATGAAACCTTTAATAGAGTAACAGCAGTATCTTCAGATCTTTCTTCTTTAACAGTTACTAACCCAGCTTCAGTTAGTGGTGTTTTTGTTGGAACCGTTGGAAGTGGAAAGTTCAAGGCAGAGTTAGGTGTTCCAGAATTAAAAAATAATGAGAATGCATACCTTTATGCAAAACTTCCAGAAGGAAATATCTCATCTGTTAATTTCACAGATTCTCAATTATCAATATCAAGACAAATCACTGGAGAAACAACCGATGGTGCAGGGCAGTTAACATTTGATTTATCTGCTATCACTGGAATTACTAGTGCATTCTTTGAAACCTTCGATCAAGAAAGATATTCCATTCACTACACTGGTGGTGGAATCGGAACAGTAACTTCCGATTCATTTGTATTGGATTCTGCCACCAACACTGTAACTATTAGTGGTTTAGAAACTTCAGAAAGTAGCGTTGTTGTTAATACCACTCTTAAGAAAAATGGTATTAGAAGTAAGATTAAAGAATACACTAGAAGTTCTATTAGAATTGTAAATCTTTCCAAGTATGCTCAGTCGGGATCTGCAACAAGCACATCAGTTTCTGATGGACTGACTTTTAATGATTATTATGGATTAAGAGTTCAAGATAAAGAAATATCATTGAACTATCCAGACGTAGCGAATGTTCTTGCAGTATATGAATCGACTGATAGTGCTGATCCTGTATTAGATAGAGTTGAGTTTTCATCAGTATCAAATATTGATTCAGATGCGATTGTTGGAGAAACTATCGTTGGATCGACAAGTGGGGCAATTGCTAGAGTAGTCTTAAACTCCTCAACTTCTCCATCAGTACCATCAAACAATTTGGGAATTGTTTATTTGAACAGACTGAGATTCTCTGTTGGTGAAAATGTAGTCTTTGAAGAATCTAACATTACATCATCTGTTCAATCAATCACCTTAGGAAAATATAAAAATATTACAAATAGTTTTGTACTGGATAAGGCACAGAAAGATGAATATTATGACTACTCAAGACTTGTTAGAAACAACAACTTAGAACCATCCAGAAGACTATTAGTTGTATTCGATCATTATACTGTACCATCTTCTGATGATGGTGATGTATTTACGGTATTAAGTTATGATGCCGATAGGTTTGATAATGACATTCCATCAATCGGTGTCAATAAGGTTAGAGCTTCAGATACTCTCGATTTTAGACCAAGAGTACAACAGTTTACTGTAACTGATAAGTCTCCTTTTGATTTTGATTCTAGAAACTTTGGAACAGAACCAAAATATACATTGAAACCAGGTGAAAGTTCTTTGGTTGGATATGATTTTTATCTACCAAGAATTGATAAGTTATATCTCGATAAGTTTGGCAATTTCATACTGAGTAGAGGAATTTCTGCCAGAAGACCAAAAGAACCTGTCGTTAATGATACTGATTTGATGGAATTGGCAACCATTAACCTTCCACCATATCTTTATGATGTCAGCAATGCTTCTATTACATTATTTGACAATAGAAGATATACAATGAGAGACATTGGAACTCTTGAAGATAGAATAGAAAATCTTGAAAGAGTTACCTCTCTGAGTCTATTGGAAGTAAACACAGAGTCTCTTCGAATTGAAGACGCTGATGGCAATAATAGATTTAAGTCTGGATTCTTTGTCGATGACTTCAATGACAAAACACTTTTAGACAATGATTTAACAACAGCAGATGTTATCAGTGGTGAGTTAAGACCACGCATTTTTTCAAATTCACTTCAATTGAGACCTCTTCCTGCTACAGAAATAGCAGAAGATAGTTTGGATTTAGATTCAAACTTTAGTTTACTGGATGCTAATGTTCAGAAGACTGGTAAAGCGATTACTTTGAAATATGATTCTGTCGGTTGGATTGAACAACCTCTTGCAACCAGAGTTGAAAATGTCAATCCTTTCCATGTAATAGAATATAATGGAACGGTTAAATTGTCGCCATCGTCCGATGTTTGGACAAGAACTGTCAGACTGCCATCCAGATCCATCGATGGTGGAACCGTAGGACACGGACGATTGACGAGAGTAGATACAAGAACAAGAGATGTTATCGTATCTTCATCTGCCGAAAAATATATTCGCTCAAGAAACGTTTCAGTTTTTGCAAGAAATCTAAAACCACTTTCAACTCACTACCAGTTTTTAGATAATCATAGTAATGTTGACTTTGTACCAAAACTCATTGAGATTGCAAATGACACCACCTTAGAAAACTATGGATCTAGTGGGGTATTTTCTGCAGGTGAAACTGTGAGAGGGTACTTTAATGATGAAAGAATTATTCAGTTTAGACTTGCATCATCAAATCATAAAGAAGGTACATTTAATTCTCCATCAAAAACTTACAATATAAATCCATATGTGAAGAGTGAGAATGTTCCATCTGCCTATAGTCAGTCCTCAAAGGTACTGAATGTAGACTTAGCATCTTTATCGCAAGAAGCACAAGGTTCATTCTTTGGGTACATTTTGAAGGGTGTAAAATTAGTAGGACAAACTAGTGGTGCGGTTGCATATGTAAAAGACATTAGACTGATTACTGATAATTATGGCGACTTGTTAGGATCATTCTTCATTAGAGATCCAAACACTTTCCCAGCACCAGATCCTAGAATTCTTACAGGTAAAAAGACATATACATTAAGTAATAGCAGCAGTAATCAGAAACCACTTCCTGGAAGTAAACTGATTTCTTCAGCAAATACATCTTATACTGCAAATGGAACATTCCAAGTTAGACAGACTATAAGAGAAAGAGTTGCTGTTAGATATGATCCTCTGGCACAATCATTTGTCGTCGGCAAAGATATCGATGCTCCAGATTTGAACGGACAAAATGATGATGATAATGGTGCATATTTGACAAAACTTGATTTGTATTTTGCAAACAAACCTAGTGGTAACGAACCTGTAGAAATTCAGATAAGAACAGTTGAACTGGGAGTTCCAACACTTAATATTGTTGGGGAACCAAAAACTCTGATTCCCTCTGATATTACAACATCGACAACGGGTGAGATTGCCACTACAGTTACCTTTGATTATCCAATCTTCCTTGCACCTGGTAGAGAGTATGCTGTAGTTCTTCTTGCACCAACAACTGATGAGTACGAAGTTTGGATTGCTAAAATGGGTGAAAAGACTGCAAATACTCAGTCTCTTCCTAATGCCGAATCGGTTATTTATTCTAAGCAATTTGCAATGGGAAGCTTGTTCAAGTCACAGAATGGTTCTACTTGGACACCTGCTCAAGACTTAGATCTCAAATTCAAACTTTATAAGGCAAAATTTGCATCCACCAGTGGTATTGCATATTTTGGCAATCCACCACTTGATGAAAGTAATGGTTATATACAGACACTTGAAGATAATGCACTTACAGCAACTCCAAAATCTTTAACCCTTGGAATTACCACTATTACTTCTGGAGATCCTTTACTCAACATCTTAACTGTTGGTAGAAGAATCGCTGGTAATAATGGCACCGGTGGATATGGTAATATTGTTTCACTCGGAAGTTCTGTAACAACACTATCAATTACTGATGGTGGTGCAAACTATACTAATCAATCTGACGTTCCCACTACAACTGTTGTTGGTAGCGGTTCTGGTTTAAGACTTGATTTTACAACCACTAGTGGTGCTATCTCAGGAACTACAATAACAAGTAGAGGTAATGGTTATGCTGTTGGTGATGTAGTTTCCATCGACAATTCTGATGGAAGTTTTACTGGAAGAGATTCTCTTCTTACCATTACAGCAATTGGAGGAGTCGATACATTATATCTGACTAACGTTCAAGGCGAAAAAGGTTCTGGTAAATCTTTCCAAGTTGGAGCTGGACTGAGTTACTACAATACTGATTCTACTATTGTTGGTGCAGCATCAACTACTATCACCGACAGAACATCTGAAGGAACTGGAGCACAATCTGGCAATTACTTGCGCGTAGATCATTTTAATCATGGTATGTATGCAAACAATAACAAACTGACTCTCAATGGAATTGAATCTGACGTTGCACCAACAACGTTATCTTCACAGTTGTTGTCTACAGAAACAACAACTATTCAAGTTGCAGATTCGTCAAACTTTACAACTTTTGAAGGACTTGCTGTTAGTGCGACAAATAAAGGTTATGTGAAAATCGGTGATGAGATTATTGAATACACTGCCGCAGCATCCAATCAATTGACAATTAACTCTAGAGGTTATGGCAATACTATAACTCAATATCATAGTGCAAATACTGTTGTTATGAAATATGAGTTTGCTGGAATATCATTGAGAAGAATTAATGGTATTACGCACGATATTTCAGATACAGATATTGAAGCTAATCGCTATTACATTGAAATTGATAGAAGTTCCACATACGGATTGGATAGAAGTGCAGATAACTCCAACGGTCCCGAACTCTCATTTAAGAGTGATTTAGTTGGCGGTGGTGACAAGATAAAAGCATCTGAAAACATCTTATATAATGAGATTAATCCTAGATTTGATGTCAATGCTCCTGGAAAACTCACCTCAGTGAGTGCTGTTGTTAGATCTACAACTGGAACTAGTATTGATGGCTCTGAGACTTCTTTCGAACGTCTTAATACTGTAGACATAGTAACATTAAATGAAGTAAATTCTTTGAGTTCTGCAAGAATTGTTTGCTCCAGAGTTAATGAATTAAATCAACCAGTATTCAATAATGTTGCTGGAAGAAGATCTTTCACCGCAGCATTAACATTGAACACTGAGGATGAAAATCTTTCTCCAATCATTTATTTGGATGATTCTACTGTAGAGTTCTCCTGCAATAATCTGAATAATCCTGTAACTAACTATGCAACTGATTCTTCAGTCAAATCATTCTTAAATGATACTCACACTGCTACTTACGTTTCAAATGTAGTTAATCTTGCACAACCAGCATCTTCGCTTAAAGTTCTGTTAACGGCATATAGGCATCAGTCTGCTGATATAAGAGTTCTTTATAGTTTGATTAGAGATGACTCTGCCGCTGTTGAGCAGGAGTTTGAATTATTCCCAGGTTATGATAATTTAACTTCTACTGGAGATGGTGATTTTATTGTTGTGGATTCTGCAAATAATAGTGGAAGACCTGATGTGAGAGTTCCTGCAAGTGAAGATAATCAGTTCTTAGAGTATGAATTTACTGCAAATAATCTGGGAGATTTTACTGGATATAGAATTAAAGTTGTGATGGCTGGAACCAATCAGGCGTATCCTCCAAGAATCAGAGATCTCAGAACTATTGCATTGAAATGAGTAAGTTCATAAAAGTAAAAGATCATCCACATCTTTATAGAGATGAAAAAACGGGGGCAATTGTAAACTGCGACACAGTTGCCTACAATAACTATGTAAAAAAACTTGAAAGAAAGGATAATGAAAGAAAAGAACTTGATGAGATGAAAAAGGACATTGAAGAAATCAAATCACTATTGAAAGAATTTTTAAATAAATGATGTGGAGTGAATCAAATATAAATATCTAAAGGAATACGTGCTCATCTGAATAATGGCAATATTTGTATCAAATATCGTAATTGAGCAGGGTTTTGATTTTAATACTACATTTCAATTAGAAGATACTGCAACAGCAACTCTTCTTGATTTGAGTGGATACAGTGTTGAATCCCAACTCAGAAAAACATACACCAGTTCTACCTCAGTTTCTTTTGCTTCCTCCATCACGGATGCGGCAAGGGGAAAAGTTCAAATATCTTTAGCGTCTACGGAAACTACAGACTTAAAACCCGGAAGATATGTTTATGACGTTAAACTGACTAGTAGTGGTGGAGCCGTTAGTAAACCTATAGAGGGTGCTGCTCTAATAAGAGCGGGAGTAACTAGGTAATGGCAACCATAAAAGCTAGGGTTGGATCTCAAAATACAGTTCGCGTACTATCAAGTTCCGCAACTGTTGCCACTAGAATTATTGATGCTTCGGATTTAAATTCGACTTTAAAAACCGAAGATGGGATGATTCTCGTTTGGGATTCGGGATCGTCCGCTTTTATAATGACGAGTGTGATCGATTCTGCATCGACCACAATTGAAGGCATTGCATATTTTACCAATAACACAAGATCAAGTCTTCCTACAAATGGAGCACTTGTTGTTAATGGCGGTGTTGGAATTGGGCAATATTTAAATGTTGGTGCTGGTGTAAGTGTTGTAGGTATTGCAACCTTTGCATCAGACGTTGATATCAATGCCGCTGTTGATATATTAAATGGTTTAAATGTTGGCGGTGCAACCACTCTGGCATCTAGAGGAGGAATTACTACTACTGGTGGCAGTTTATTTGTAGGTGGAAACTTTGAAGTTGCCGGTTCTTCAAACTTTATTGGTGTTGCAACCTTTAGAGGAGGAACCATTAATCTTGGAGATTCCACTAGTGATGATATCAATATTGGTGGTGAATTTATATCGGATTTAAATCCAAATGATGATAATCAATATGACTTAGGTATTGAAGGAAAGAGATGGAGAAATGCAAGATTTTCTGGTCTTGTAACAACTACCGATTTATTTGTTTCTGGCGTATCAACATTTACTGGTGACGTATCACTTACTGGTGATACACGTATTGTTGGATTTTTAAGTGTTACTGAAGGTTTATTCTATGATTCTGATGATTATGATGGACCTAACGGAGTAGCATATTTCAATAACAATGGAAAGTTAGTTAGCGCTGCCAGCACAGAAAGTGCAGTAAGCACAAGTAACTATATATTAACAACACAACTATCGGCAGGAATAGGTACTCCTATATGGACGGACACTATTGATGGAGGAACATTCTAATGGCTAAGCCAAGTACAAGACAAGGATTAATCGATTATTGTCTAAGAAGATTAGGAGCACCTGTCTTAGAGATTAACGTAGATGATGAGCAAATAGATGATTTGGTAGATGATGCCATTCAATATTTCAACGAACGTCATTATGACGGCGTTGAAAGAATGTATTTAAAGTACAAAGTTTCCCAAAGTGATATTGATAGAGGTAAAGCGAAAGGGACTGATGGTGTAGGAATTGTTACGACGACAGGAACCTCTACAATAGTTGGCGCGGCGACAACATTTAATTATTATGAAACATCAAACTATATTCAAGTTCCAGATTCTGTAATTGGTATTGAGAGAATATTTAAATTTGATACTAGTTCCATTTCTGGTGGAATGTTCAGTATCAAATATCAGTTGTTTTTGAATGACTTATATTATTTTAACTCTGTAGAACTTTTGCAGTATGCGATGGTTAAGTCATATCTTGAGGATATTGACTTCCTTCTTACTACGGACAAGCAAATAAGATTTAATAAGAGACAAAACAGACTTTATTTGGATATTGATTGGGGTGCTCAATCTGCAGATACTTTCTTTGTAATCGATTGCCATAGAGCATTAGACCCTACAGATTTTTCTAAAATATACAATGATAGTTTCTTGAAGAAGTACTTAACCGCACTTATTAAGAGACAATGGGGACAAAATCTCATTAAATTCAATGGTGTCAAACTTCCTGGCGGTATTGAATTAAATGGAAGGCAAATTTATGAAGATGCTGAAAGAGAACTGGAGGATATTAAGCAGAGAATGAGTATGGAATATGAATTGCCTCCTATGGACTTTATTGGATAATTATTATGGCACTAAATCCATTTTTCCTACAAGGTTCTGCTAGGGAGCAGTACTTAATACAGGACTTAATCAATGAGCAGTTGAAAATTTATGGGATTGATGTTTACTATATTCCCAGAAAATTTATAAGAACAGATGATATACTCAGAGAAGTAGAGACATCAAAATTTGATGACAATTTTATTATTGAAGCGTATCTAGACAACTATGAAGGATATGCTCCTGGTAGTGATTTGATGACTAAGTTTGGACTTAGATTAAAAAATGAAATTAATCTAATCATATCCCAAGAACGTTTTCAAGATTTTATCACACCATTCTTGGAAGGAGTACAAACAGGAATTTCTGATGGAAGCATTGATGACTATGAGATTGATTTAACCACAAGACCTAGAGAGGGTGATTTAATTTATTTTCCACTAGGACAAAGATTGTTTGAAATAAAAAGAGTCGAAGCGGAAAAGCCATTCTATCAACTTGGCAAGACATATGTTTATGAACTTCTCTGTGAACTCTTTGAATATGAAAATGAGGATATTGATACTTCTGTCGATGAAATAGATAGAGTTGTTGAGGATGAAGGATATATTACAACACTGACACTGGATAATAGTTCTACAAATGCCACTGCTACTGCCACACTTGGTGGTGATGGTATGGTTGGAAGAATTGTACTCAATAATGATGGTTATGATTATGTTTCGATTCCAACTGTAACGATTGCAAATCCTGTTGTTGGTGGCGGAATAACTGCTACCGCTGTGGCTATTACAACATCCATTGGTGGTGTCTATTCTGTTGAGTCGATTAGAATTACTAATGCTGGTTCTGGATATACTGCTACAAATCCACCGTCAGTAACAATATCTGGTGGTGGTGGAACTGGAGCAGCTGCTACAGCAGTTATTGTAGATGATGGTATTAGACTTCTTACTATTACTAATGCTGGAAGTGGATACTATATTCCACCGACAGTTACCATTACCGATGATGTCGGTCCTTCAATTGGATTTACTGCAACTGCTGTAGCGGTAATTAATAGTACAAATGGAACTGTAAGTGCTCTGCAAATGACTAATGCTGGATTCGGTTATACCGAAACTCCAACTGTATCAATATCGACAGTATCTTCTACGGGAATTGGAACCTTCGTTTATAACGAAACAGTAACTGGTTCTCTTTCCGGAACAACTGCCGTTGTTAGAGGATTTAGAATTAGAGATGATATTAGCGCATCTAATCCTCCATATGAACTTTATGTTGCGATTAATAGTGGAAGATTCTCTGCCGGAGAGTCTATCGTTGGGGCAGATTCTTCGGCATCCTATATACTTAAATCATATGATGACAATAGTCATGAGGAATCTTATGACATCAATGAAGAAATCGAAACAGAAGCAGACTCTATATTAGATTTCACCGAGTCTAATCCGTTTGGAGACTATTAATGCTAGGAACTTATTTTTATCACGAAATTATACGCAAAACAATCATAAGTTTTGGAACTTTATTTAACGACATTTATGTCAGACATTTGAATAAAGATGGCACTGTCGCGGATCAAACTAAGGTTGGGTTGTCTTATGGACCTGCTCAAAAATTCTTAGCAAAGATACAACAGCAAGAGGACTTAAAGAAACCTATCGCTATTACTTTGCCAAGAATGTCATTTGAAATGACTAGCATACAATATGATTCTACTAGAAAAACAAGCGTTACACAAACCTTTAAGGCAAGTGATACCTCTGGCAACATTAAAAAAGTTTACATGCCAGTTCCCTATAACATTGGATTTGAGTTAAGCATTTATGCAAAATTAAATGATGATGCTCTGCAGATAGTAGAGCAAATATTACCATTTTTTCAACCATCATTTAATCTAACTGTTGACTTGATTGACTCTATCGGAGAAAAGAGAGACGTTCCAGTTGTTATGGATAGTATAGATATGCAGGATGATTATGAGGGAGATTTCTCTACCAGAAGAGCTTTAATTTATACTTTAAGATTTACGGCAAAGACTTACATGTTCGGTCCTGTTGCCGAATCTACCGATGGACTTATTCGTAAGGTTCAGGTTGACATGTATACTGATACAAATACACAAACGGCTAAACGTGAGGTAAGATACACCGTTCAACCAGATCCTCTCAATGCAGATCCAGAAGATAATTTTGGATTTACCGAAAGTTGGGAATTCTTCTCAGATTCTAAAGAGTATAGTCCAACACAACAAACTGATATTTAAATACTATGTCCGATAATTATGAAAAAATTAATGAAGCTCTCGATATTGAGAGTGAGATTGTTGAGGTAGAAAAAACATCTCAACTAAAATCTGCCGATAAGACAAAAAATGATATTGAGAAAGATTATGAGTATACTCGTGCTAATTTGTATTCATTGATTGAAAAGGGGCAAGAAGCAATCAATGGTATCATGGAACTTGCCGGTGAAGGTGGCAGTCCAAGAGCATATGAAGTTGCTGGACAGTTGATTAAAAGCGTTGCGGATACAACAGATAAGTTGATTGATTTGCAGAAAAAACTCAAAGACGTTGAAGAAGATACCAAGAAAACAACAAATAACGTCACAAATAATGCCTTGTTTGTTGGTTCAACATCAGAACTTCAAAAGTTACTCAAGCAAGGTTTTCTAAATAATAAAGAATAATCTTTTCCTCTAATGGGTTGGTCCGAAAAATATAAAAAATCTATTGATTGTGACAACCCAAAAGGTTTTAGTCAGCGTGCTCATTGTCAGGGACGTAAAAAGAAAATGAAAGAAGAAACTTTAGATTATATGTCAGAGGGAGACTTTTGGCATCCAGATCCAGAGAAGGACAAAAAACTTCCTGGTAAAGGTCCACAGATGAGAGCGCGTGAAGATAGAGGACAATCAACCTCGGCACAAACAAAACCTGATTACAGTAAAAGACTGAAACCAGGCGAATCTTACATGGATTTTGCTAAGCGTAAGGCAAGAAAC